CAGTCGTAGTAGTCTTGGTCAGTTTGACATTCAAACGGTTCGTAAGAATCCATGCTATGTGATCTCGTGATGTTGGGTTAAATTCTTTTAGTCTCTGTATTTCAGATCCTTGTCTGTATCCTTGTGTAGCGTTATCTCGTTTAGGAGTGAACAACGCTCCTCCAATGAGAGTCCACTCGTTCCGAAGTACTTTAGTAAGTTCTTCCATCTCTCTTCTGAGAGATGACTCAAGTTGGAAACTCTTTTGTTCGTCAAATGTCCATCCATGTATTTCTTGTTCAGTTAATATTTGTGCGACTGTATGCTCTAACGAACACCAGTCAGGTAAGGGCGGAAGTGCTCGCATAATTTAGTTGTTACTTGTACGTCTTGTATGCAATAATCTTGCATTTCTTGTGACCATTCTTGCCAGTCACTTGTCTTTCCAAATTCACCTTTATATTCGCCTAACCTATATCCATAAGCCTCTAATGAATGTCTTCCATATAGCTGTAACGGCATCCTTGAGATATTTCTTTTCTTATCTATATCCATCATATTTGGATGGTATAAGCGAGATAAGATAAGAGTATCAATAACATCAGCACTAGGCTGAAACCAAGAATAAGTTTTCCGAAGAACAGGTATATCGTAGCCAATAATATTGTGACCAACGATAATATCAGCCGAGGATAGCCAATGTAAAGCTTCCGTGATTGGCGGGCATTTACCACCTTGATCATTAAATACGAAGGTTTCGTTTTGCGTGGAGTCGTAGATGGCAATGCAATGTATCTCAGAAACGTCATGTAATAGTCCGTTAGTTTCGCAATCAAAGACGACCATTTGTTTTTCCGACATATGTTTTGTCCTTAAACTTTGCCTTTTGTTTTGCTTGTTTACTAGGTGGTTTAGGTTTTTCCAGCTCAGAAGTCTGTGCTGGGATTGAAAATTGTGTTCTCAGTTTCATTGAATTTACAGGTGGTTTTGTCATATTTCAGCGCAGCAGCTACTCCTGTTTCTCCCGAGTATCTATTCTTTAAAATACGTAATGTCGAAACATCTTCATCCGATTGTTGATCTCTCTCTAATGCCAGTACGGTATCCGAAAGCTGAGATATAGCTTGGCTTCCTCGTAGTTGTCCTAGAGAAACCTTAGCTCCATCGGTATGGTCTTGGTCTGTATGAGTTCGTCTTAGGTGAGAAACTAAAAATAAAGATATACCAGTACGTTCAACTAAACTTCTAAGGTTAGTCATGGTCTGGTCTATCATACGTCTCTCATCTCCTTGTAATCCACTCAGCAATATACTCAGATGGTCAAGGAAAATAACTTTTATATCCAGCCCAAGAGCCATGTACTCAATACGGTTGTAGATAGTATCCGAAGATAAACTACCAAAATGGTCGTATAGATAAAGGTTCCAATTATTGATAGTGGAATCATACGCTTCTTTTAGTGTGGAGTATTCATGTTCGCCAAGGTGTAGTGCCTTTCCTACAGACACAGACATAAGTCCTAATGCTGTACGCCTGTTAGATTCCTCTAATGCTATGTAGCCAACCTTGACTCCTTCTTCTAAAAGTTGAGTTGCTAGTTGTCTACAGAAAGTACTTTTACCTTGACCAGTCCCTGCTGTAATTGTTGTTAGCTCACCGTATCTAATACCGTGAGTCTTTTCTTGTAACCCTTCAAACTTATATTTGTGGTTACATGGTGGGCTTGGTGTAGTGACGGCATCTAATAAAGATTTCCCGTCAACTATCCCATCCGGTTGATACTCTTTAGCATCCCAGATAGCTCGTCTAATAGCTTCCGCATCATCTGCTTGTAACGCATCTGACGCATCCTTGTACTGTTCCAAACGAGCGATTTTAACTTTCCCAGTCGGTAGGATTGACGCTGCTTTTTCAACAGCATCTCGTCCCGCATTGTCGTTATCAAAGAAGAGGACAATTTCCTCATATCCTTGTAGTAAAGGTATTTGTTTTTGAATGTCCTTTTTGGCTGACGCTGCACCGTGAGGGAGGGAGACCATCGGCCAGTTCGGCATAGCCTCATAACAGCTTGCAGCATCTAATTCACCCTCAGTAATAACAATACGCTTACCGTTAGTAGGGAATAAGTGCTGACCAAATAAGGTGTTAGTGGAAACTCCTTCATATTTAAATTGTTTTAGTTTGTCTTTGGTTTTGAATCCTTGAACTCTTCCAGAGTCATCGAAATAAGGGAAGCGTAAGTGTGCATCGTCTCGATAGATTTTGTAGAACTCACAGGTTTTTTCACTAATTTTTCTTTTTTGCAGCCTTTGGGCTGATCCTTTAAAAGTGACATTGCTTTGCATTTGATGAGTGTTGGGTGTGTTGTCGCCTTCCGTATAGGTTTGGCAACTAAAGCAGTAGCTGTGTCCATCTGTGTACACGCTATTAGCGTCAGATGAACCGCAGTTACCACATGGTTCGTGTCGTATAAATTCGCTTTCAGTCATGTAAGCCAATCAATTGGTATGGCGTGGAACGCACACCATTTAATGTTGTATCGTTTGCACCATTGTGCGTAAGTAGTTTTAGATCTCTTAGAGATTTTCTTATATGGATCTTGAAAGACAAGTCTTAAGTCTATACCTGGATTTTCAGTTATTACTTGTTTAACTTTACGTCTATCTTCTGGTCGCCAATATCCTTTAGTTTCTAATATCACGCCGTTAGGCAATATAAAATCTGGTGTGTATAGGTGCTGAATAGTATAAGGAAAGCTTTTACTTTCATATTCATAATCAACACCCAGCTCACATAAGAGATCAGAGACTTTCTCCTCTAATCCTGATTTGAACATTAGAAGTCATCGTCTGGGACAGGTGCTTCATCTACAGCTGGCGTAACGTTTGGGTCATCAGTTTTAAAACCCTGTGTCTTACCAAACAATTCAGCTACGCCATCTTGATCTAAGTCACCTGTATCTACCCCAGCTCCGGATTGGATTGAGACAATCTGTATGCCCGATAGCTTAAGAGAAGTACCGTAGGTAACGCCATCACGAAGTATATAAGGCTTTTGATGAAAACCAATCTTAACCTTTGACCCTTCATATACTGGTGTGTCCTCGTTAGTTATAGGTGTACCTTCTGTATCTACTACAGGTGGTCGCTTATCTTCAGCCCAAGAAAATTTAACTATAAACTTTCCTTCAGACACCTCTTCCCAAGGAGTAGGTTTAAGGGTAGCTCTCTTTGGATTCTTTAGCTTTGACTCTGCCCATTTAAGACAGTCAGCTCTCTCAGTCTCAAGTGCGTCAACTATGTCACTATCGACTACTGCCTTTAGTGAATAGCCAAACTTACTTGGCTTTAATATCGCCTGATAACCTTCAAGAGTTACAGGTTTTTGTGTTACGTGTATGTTCTTCATTAACAGAAAAAATAAGTGGATTCAATTACGGACTCCGGTTCAAGGTCTCCAATAATTGGTGGTTCAGTCTTTGCGTTAATTGCTTTCGCAAAGTCTTTTAAAAAGTCATGCTCTGCAAAGAGATGCATGTAAGTGTCTCGTACCAATGTGGACAAGTGGGTCATGTCAGTAGCTCTACATAGAACGGAATCATGTATTAAAGCTATTGGTGCATTAAATTTAGTAGCACTTAGATGGAGTAGTGAAGCATCTAATGAGTGTATTAGGTTTGGAGCAGTTGCATTCTTATGATGTCTAAGATCTACACCTTTCTCCCCATCTAATACTTTGATACGACAGCGACCCATTAAATGTAGTTCCACAGTTTTGTGGTCATACTTCATGAGACGCTGAGTAACTCTAAAGAAAGAAGGAGTCTCCCAAGATATCTCTTCAGCTCCTTCCTTAATAGCTCGTGCAACTTCATCTTCTATCCATCGCATAACCTTCATAGGTCCTGGTACGACTGCTTCCATAGCGTCCCTGACCGCTTTAACTATTTGTGTTAGTTCGTCTTTATCTACCTCAACGTTTATATCTTTGAATGCATCTCTTATATATTGTCTATTACTAAAAGGTTTAGCGTTATAAGGAATAGTCATGACCACTCTTTTGGTCTTCTTTCTATCCCAGTAAGGGCGTAGTCTCTCAGGTATTTGATCAATAGATTTATCTGCAATTACTTTATATGCATCTTGAGGCTTATCGCTTGGTATTACATTGACCAAGCTTGCTGTGGACTTATCCCTTGCTAACCCTGCCAAGATCTGTAGACCTGAGCATGTAGCATCAGTTGCCACGGGTAAACCAGTTGTATTCTTACCCATCATGACTACTTGGTGGTACTCATGACATGCAGCTAGAAACTGCCAAGGTTCGTCAGCTACTTCCCAGTCACCTATATTGTTTACTGGATCTGTAGCTACTCTAATAATTAATAA